TTTAGTAATAATTCATAAAATATTTAGGGGTAGGGGCGGTAATATTATCTAAAACCAACAAGAATGTCAACGGGCGTGGACCTTTACGCAAAAAAATCGCAAATTCAAACGCAGCTGTCAATATGTTCAAATTTAGTATAATTTGTAGTAAAGATAGGCGGCGGTGGGGCATTAATGCTGTTGGGGTCCCCCAGAGTTAGACGAAAATTAGGCGAAATTTTTCGTTTGAAAAGTTTGAATTGTTTGAAAAAATGTTTGAAAAACGGAAAGGAGATTTTTAATGGCAAAAGATGGTACGAACAGGGGCGGCGCGAGAGCAGGAGCAGGACGAAAACCTAAGAGTTTAGCTGAAAAGATCGCTGCCGGCAATCCGGGACACAGACCGCTCACGATGATAGATTCTTCTGCAATGGAAGGTGTAGATATGCCGCCGCCTTCCGATTATTTATCCGCAATGCAGCGTGACGGCAAACCGCTCGGTGCTGATTTGATTTACATAAAAGTATTTGAGTGGTTAAAAGCTATAAACTGCGAAAAGCTTATCAGTCCGAATATGGTCGAACAATATGCGATTTGCGTATCAAGATGGGTGCAGTGCGAAGAAGCTATCAGCAAGCTTGGTTTTATCGGAAAGAACACAAAAACGGGAGCGCCTATGCAGAGTCCGTTTGTTTCGATAAGTCAGGCATATATGAAACAGGCAAATGTTATCTGGGCGGATATTTCACAAATTGTCAAAGAGAATTGCTCTGTGGAAATTAAATTTAACAGTCCTGAAGATGATATGATGGAGAGCCTGCTCAGAAGAAGAAACAACTAAAAGGAGTATTTATGAAAGCGAATTATTACATATCGGTTGCCGATGATGTTAAGTCGGAAAAGCCTGCAAGAAAAAACGACAAGAGCAAGAACAGACTGTACAGCTCGTTTCGAGATAAACGCAGTTTGATAAAACAAAAAATGGGTAGAAGGGGCAGAAGATAATACAGCTTCTGTCTTTATTCTTGAAAGGGGGATTTTTACATTGCCTAACAACGAAACAAAATATTTCCTTGCTGACATAGAAACGCTGATTCCGTATGCAAGAAATGCACGAACACACTCCGAATCCCAGATAGCTCAGATAGCAGCTTCTATCAAAGAATTCGGCTTTTTATCTCCAATAGTAATATCCGAAGATAATACAATTCTCTGTGGACATGGACGTTTTTACGGCGCTCAAAAGTTAGGACTGAAAAAAGTTCCATGCGTTATGGAGAGTCATTTAACCGAAAATCAGAGGCGCGCTTATATACTCGCCGATAATAAACTCTCATTGAACGCAGGCTGGGATAATGATATGCTCGCCGTTGAGTTATCGGAGTTACAGGACAACGATTTTGACTTGTCTGTTATAGGTTTTGATGAATCGGAACTTGTCGACCTTTTTGGTGATGAAGAAAAAGATACCGAAGATGATGAATTTGATGTTGATAAGGCTCTCGAAGCAGAAGCGTTTGTTCAGACGGGCGATATTTGGCTGCTCGGAAAACACAGACTTCTCTGCGGTGACGCTACAAAGCCGGAAGATGTCCGAAAGGTTCTTGACGGGAAGAAAGCAAATGTCTGTATAACTGATCCGCCGTATAACTGTGCAATAGTTGGCGGTACGGGTATGACGATACAAAATGACAAGTGGTCTGATTCCGAAAAGTTTTATACATCTTTATTGTATTATTCGTCAACCCATTCTATTTCCGATTCAACCTCCCAAAAAGTCTTACTGTTAAATATAGGGCACTTTAAGAAATTGTTCACCGCAGTGATGCATTAGGTCTGCTGTGCATTCCCATACTGATAGTTCAGGAGATTCCGGTTTCCATTGAGAAAGGTACATATGTGCTTTACCATTCTGGTGGTATCCTTGTAAACAGTACTTGAAATTATGAAATGTGAAAATAATCTCTTGCGTACTATAGAGAACTTCACAGAAATTTCTTCTTTCTGCTTCTGTTATTTATCCGTCCACCCACTTCATCGTTGCTTCAACCTCATAAAAATCCTTGCCATTCCAGTATTTATCAGATATAAGATGTTCAAGGCAGTCCGCTGAATCAGCACTCTCGTAATAGTAAAACTCTCTTTCAAAGTGATGAATATCTTCACCAAACTGATCTATTCTCGTATAATAGATATTTCTATCACTATCATATCTGATACCATAGAAATAATAAAGATGATCGTCATATCTCACCATTTCGTCCTGAATGGTGAGATTGTTAACAAATTCTTTTACTGATCCGGCTTCCATTTTGATAGACCCCTTATTACTCGTCAACCCATTCTATTTCGGATTCAACTTCCCAAAATGTCTTACCATCAAAAATAGGTGCATTTTGAAAGGATTCAAGACAATCAGTTGCATTCGACCTTGTTACTGAAAATACTGTTGTATCAAGCGTAAGATTATATACTTCCATTCTAACATCTTCATTTCCGTTCTCTAATAGTTTTGCTTGACATCCGTTGAAATAATATTTGTTTGCCTTGTATATGGCGTAATGGTCTTCATAATAGAGCTTATTAATAAAATCTCTTGCATTTCCGTCAATCATTATACCACCTTCTTCCCACGAGATACTTTTCATACTTTTTAAAAGTATCGTAATCTAAATAAGCAGCGTCAGTGCGCTTAAAATTGCGATCATAATAATGAACGTGGAGTACAGGCATTCGATTGCCCGTTAAATTAGGCTCTGGATGAAATGCAATCTCCATTGTCAAGTAATGTTCATTATCGTAAGTCCTAAGCATATTTAGTGTTCCATCTTTATGCAGTTTAATGTAGATATTGCTCGAATGAGCTTCAGCAGGGAGATCATGCAATCCGATACCGGGTTTTCCAAAAAGAACTTTTGCATCTTCTACAAAGCCTACGGTTTCATAAGTGTAAGGGACATTCTTACCTGCTGCATATGTTCCACGTCCGCCCATTAGCGCACCGCCTTCCTTGATGAACGATAATCCACATGGATTAGGTTATCGTTTACCATTTCTTCATACGGATCGCCAAAGCAAATAACAGCAGATGGCTTAATACGCTCCAGCATAACATAGTAGCCACGCAAAAACGACATCTTATCTTGTTTGCAACCGGGCATTCCAACGAGTACTGTACTTCCAGTTTCAACGGAGCCAAAGCAGAAATCGTAACTGCCTGCATCACTCCAAGTGATTGTAGGCACAACAATCAGACCCTTACTCTGCCAGAATGCGCCTACCCAGTGGCTGTGAGCAACACTTTCCATTTGTCTCCAATATTCCATTTCTTGATAAGCAGAAAAATCAGGGGTGCAGAGAAAAGCATATTGAGAGAGCTTATTTAACGAACGATAGGGAATGTTGTAGACACTATTGAAACGATAGTCATCAATACAAAAGTGAACTCCCTTGGATTTATCTTTTATACTTGCTTTGGAGCGAGTATCGGAGAACGCAATCAATCCAACGTTTTCAAGAGGGATATCTTGTTTTTTTATTACAGGAATTCCCCATCTTCCGGCGGACTCAAAACCATTACGCAGAAAGAGAGGGTTATTCCTCATTTCTTTTGAAGTCATTTTATTGCCTTTCTGGTGAAAAAACACCTATCAATTATATTTTTGGTTAAATTGCGAATTGACAAGAAAGGCTGTTCGTGCTAATATAAAACCGCTACAGTTTGTGATTATTAGCACAAGCAACATAAAACGCATGGGTTTACACTGCGCCAACAGTGATATTGCCTGTGCGTTTTTTCTTGTCATTGATAATAGTTCATTGGAATTCACCTGCTTTCAAAAAATTTCAATTAACCCACTCAAAAGAGGGAGCTTCATTGGCATAATAACTCCAATCAAGCCATTGGTCACTGTGAAGGCGACCAATAACAATCCAGTACGGTACGTCAATAGAATTTGCAAAATTCTTTATGTATGTGAGATTGTTGTAATTGCGAGTACTGATAAACCTTTTATAGCTTACGGGATCGATTAATGTATCTCGTGCAAATTGATCGGCTTTGTTTTCCATTTCACTTTTAACGGATTCAAAATCTATAAATCGAGTATCAAGATCACCGTTTAACAGGTGTCCGATCTCATGAAATAAGCTGAACCAAAAAATATCAGCTTTTTTTCCTCTGATAGTAAGGCAAAGAATGACTTTACCGCTGTTAGTTTGTTTTATAAAACCTTGAACAGGCGCACCTCGAAAATGATGTACGACTTCAAAAGCTATTCCGCAGGAAGCAAAAATGTATTTTAGTTGTGTTATCATTTGATTTGCATCATTTATGTGCATTAGTTTTTTAATTGCAGGAATGCTTTGAATCAGCTTTTGATTATCAAATGGAACATTGATATCTGTCTTATCGGTTTCGAGTTCACATAAACGCTGCCAGGCAAAAAGAACATATGGGTCAATACTGGTACTTGTCTTTACCTGTGCACGATATGCAGCGTTATAAGTGATTTTTGGAATAACAGTCAAATTGTTAACACAAAGAATTGAACGAAGCTGGAGAACTTTTTCGGCATCTCCGCAATGATTGTGCATAATACCTTCTTCTAAGAAATAGTCGTTAATATCTTTTAGAGATTTGAGAATTGATATCTCTTCTTCTGTAATCCCGTTAGCTTCTTCCACTTGAGCTACATATTCATCATATTTTGCTTGATATTTTGCCCATGTGCCTTTTTGTGAACCGAGAGCGATATCTAATTTACGAGCAAACGCTGAGGATATGTTTTTTGAACCGTTAATGACAGTCGAAATATGTTTTTCTGTCATACCGGTACGTATTGCAAGTTCCTTCTGTTTCATTCCTATACGGTTTATTTCAGAAAGAAGTATTTCCCCCGGGTGTTTGACTATAGAAATAATACCCATGAGCACAAGCCTCCTATATTGTAATTAAGCAATAAAATAAAAATTACCTGTTGGGTAATAGGTTATATGAGATATTATACATCTTTTTGGAAATTAAATCAAGATGATAGAATCAA